TTTGTAGATAGTAATAAACCATTTGTACCACCAGTAGAAAGGGTATGAACTATAGTACCTAGTGTAATAGGATGTGCTCCACGACCCCTAAATTTATTATCATATGATGCATTACCAATAGCGGAAAGAGGATTATTAGAAGTATTTACAGCATCACTATAATTATAATATACATCATCAACCATAGAAGGAGTCCAACCATCATAATAAGTATGTATTTTTTGGTCGTTCATTCTCAATAAACTAGCCATAACATCTTGAGTATTAACAGATAAATTACAGTTATTAATTGTAGCATTTTGTGTTTGATATAATGCATTTAATGGATATGGTCCAAATGATACACCAGCCCCCCATTGAAGAGCATATTGACCTACGGGCACATTAGTAATACCAATCACGAAAGTAATATCAGTATCAATTAATAAACGGCGGTCAGTAACAATATTCTCACTAGGTACATTAAAATTCCAACTTGAAGACGAATTAGATGAGGTATTAGCCTGTTGCGCTTGGTATGTGGATTGTTGGGCCCCCCCTTCGATCTTGAAGCCGATTTCGCCGCTTATGTCTTCAATACGAGAATCATTAATTAGAACAGTTTTTAAATCAGACATTTTATATATATTAATAATTAGATTTAATTAATTTATTTTTTTTTAATATTTTTAAAGTAAATTAATTAAATTTTTTCTTTATATTCATCTTTCTTTTCAAACAAGAATTTAATAGAAATAGAACAACCAGCAGGAAGTAATACAGGATTTAAACGACCTAACCTATCCTTATAAAATACACCAATATCAATATTTGAAATAGGTTTATCACCAGTTAATGAAACACGTCTATATTCTCCACTTGGAATATATGTCACTATTGGTTTATAAATACCATCACTAACGAAATCAGTAATTACTTGAGATTGAATATTATTATTTCCACTTTGTTGAATATGCACACCATTAACAATAATAGCAGGAACTCCTTCATTATTTGGGACTATTGGTAATGTATTACTAATTAACGCAATACTCATAACAGGATTCCAAGCACTAATAGTTGAAAATTCCTGAAATATTTGATATGCGGTAAATAGTGTAGTTCCAAAAGAAGGATACTCACTCTGATTAGCAACACTAAAACTATTTATTTGTAATTGGAAATTCCTATTATAAGTATCATTAAAAGAATTAATTGTGAAAGGAAATGAACTAAATAATTGTGATAATGCTTGATTAAAATAAACTTTAATACCACCAACACCATAACCTAAAATATCAGCATTAATTATAGCAATATTATTTTGTGTATCATATGTCATGATTGGAGCATATAAAGATGGAAGAGCAGGAACATATGCAGTATTTAAATTATCATATGCAGTTTGAAAACCAGTATTAATTAAATAAATCCAATATTGATAATTATATATATCATAATAACCTTGTGAATTATCTTGTAATTGTGTAGGCGTATAAGCAGGAGCAGCAGGAATAGATGCTACTAAATTTTGAGGTTGAAAATTAATATATGCAGGTAATCCACTAGTGCCATTATATTCTAATGTAATACTATATATAGATAAATTAGGGTCAGTTGAACCACTCTGTATTAATGGAATAAATATAGGTAAATAATTAGTATCTAATTGCCATCGTGCAATAACTAAATCATATTTATATGGGTCGTAAATAATTGGAGAATTCCTAGACTCATTATAATAAGCATAAGGCGGTGTATCATTTGTATTATTTAAATTACTAATAACTAAATCATAATAAACCTTATCTGGTAAATATCGTTTTTGTGCTGTTGCCATATATATATAATTATATAGATAATATATTTTTTAAACTTTTTATTATATATATATTAGATTATATTATATTATTTTTTTGATATTAAATTTAATCTAAAATTAGATTATATATATATTTAATCTAGATTTACATTATTTCAGATTAATCAAGATGATAATTTATAAATTATCCCTTTTATTAATGTATATTTAATCTAAATCTAGATTATTATGAATAATCTAAATAGAATAATCTAAATATAATCTATAATTTAGATTATATTTATAAGTTAAAATAAGAATTTATAAGATTTCTTTAAATACAATTTGATTTACACAGGGGAAAACAGGATTTAGACCTAAAGATGTATCTCTTGTTATAAGAGCATCAACATTTCCTGTACTATTGTAATTAATACGTAATGTAAGATTTGTTGTTGCTGTTAATTCAATTACTACACTCTCATTTATAGGTAATGTTGATACTGCTGTGTTAGCTAGTGTTCTAACTAAATTTTTATTATAGAATGTAGTTGCACCATATAATACAAATGCATCAGAAATTATTTGTAGTTGAGCTGAATTTACAACCTGATCTGCCGCAGTATTAGCCCGTAAAGTAATACAACTAGACATAGTAGCAATATATTTACCCGCTGGAAGTGAAATATATTTAGGTAGAACTCCATTAGCAGTAGTCACAGTCATATATCTCTCATTAAAATTAATACTATCCGCAGAAGTATCCATTGTAAGAGAACTATCAAAACTTGTTAAGGTGAATGTTTGACCAAACGAAGTACTATTTAATAAACTAGCAACAGACATTTTTATATATTATTAAATATAATTTAATTTTTATTTTTTTTTATATATAATATTCTAAAACTTTTAAATGTTCTACAGGAATAAATAAATAATCGCTTTTATTTGATGCACGAACATTCCTATTAAATTTCTTAACTTCAAATGTGTCAAATAACTCTTTTTTATATTTAATATAACATAAACAATCAGTATATTTAAATAAGAATATTATTTTCTTATCGCTTTCCGTTTTGTTTCTTCCTATTAATGTCGTAGGGTATTTATCTTTCGTGTTTGTTCGTGTTTTTAATTCATAACAGTATTTATCACATTCGTAATCAAATCTTGCTAAATCATTTTCAATTATTTTTATATCTCTATTAAATAGTTTTTGTATTGTTGGTAATAAATTAACTTGTTCTATTCTTCCTTTTTTATTATCCGCAGGATAAAAGCCCATATTATAATTAAGCATAGAAAATAAAATAATCTAAAACTAAAAAAACTATATATTTTTTTATTTATTATATATATATATGAGTAAAAATAAAGTTATAGAAAAGTATAAGAATGAATTAAAAAAAATGGTATCTGAAGATGACTTTACCCGTAATTTTGGATTAGATGTGAAAAATAAAATTCTAAAATATAGTGAATTATGTAATTATGATAATATAGATGAGTTAATACCTAATAAAGATGATTTTAGAATTTTATTATTAGAATCACAACCAAGAGTAGGGCATTGGTGTTGTTTAATTCGTAAAGGTGATACACTTGAATTCTTTGATTCATATGGTAAAACACACAAAGGAGAATTAAGATATATACCAAAAATAGTTAATAAAATGTTAAATCAGCCAGATGATTATTTAACTAGAATCATGAAAAGTAGTAAGAAACCTATATTTTCAACTTTAAAATTACAAAATGAAAATCCAGATGTATGTACTTGTGGAAGACACGTTATTTCTCGTATATTATGTAGTAAAGCAGGATATGATTTAGAAAATTATGAAAGATTAGTAAATAAAGAATGTGAAAATAGAGAAATGCCACCAGATATATTAGTATGTCATTGGATACCCATAAAATAACTTAACAGAATATTTTTAATTTCCTAACTTCTCGGCTAAGTCCTTAATAAAGCAATCCTAAGAATAAACTTAACAGAATATTTTTAATTTCCTAACTTCTCGGCTAAGTCCTTAATAAAGCAATCCTAAGAATAAACTTAACAGAATATTTTAATCATTTTTTACATATGTTGAATCTATTACATTTATAGAATTACCCATTGCTTTTGCATCATTAACCTTCTCTTTATTTAAATCACTATATTTATCAGTTAAATAAATATTTCTAAGCATTGATGAACCTACTTTTTTATTAAATATTTTATATAGTATTTTTGTGATACCATTTTTATCTAATGGTGATTCATCTTTTTGTAATATAAAATCTTTAATTTTGAATTTCTTAATCCACATACACAATATAATAAATAATTTATTATCTACATCTATTTCTTGACTTTGATATGTTCCTTTTGTTTTATAATTATTAAATATCATTTTTTTATTAGAAATGTCAAAATAATTATAATCTTTATCTTCATTACCTTTATATTTTGAAATTGCTATCATTTTTAAATAGTCTAAATTTCTTCTTGGTGGTTGTAATACATATAACGATAATACAATATAAGATAATAATTTATTATATTCAGTATCTGATATAGCCTTCTTTTTCCATAATGGTTTTATTTCTTCTTCTAATTCATTATATTTTTGTTTAACTTCTTCTTGGTTTATCCATTCATTTTCCTGTTTTTCAGATTTAGTATTATTTGTTTTAAGAGTATTATTATATTCAATTAATAAATTATAATAAGTATCATATTGTTTTTTCATTTTTGGGTCATTTTTAAGAATAGAACAAATAGCAATAACATAACTACGTGCGGTAGTATCTTTTTTATCTTTAATCTTTTTAATAATACTATCAGTATCTTTCAAAAAATTTAAATTTTTTACAGGTTCATTATTATTTAACCTTTTTAAATTTGATTCATATAATTTAAGGCTTCCTTCACTTAATCCTCTACCTATTAATTTTTCTTCAATATTCATTTTATATAATCTATTTTAGATTATTATTTTAAAATAATTTTATTTTAATAAATATATTAATTAATATATATATATGTCATATTCAAACTATCAACTTAACCAACGAATTAATAATTTACAACAACAAATTAATACTGGTGGTGGTGGAACTCAAACACTAAGTGATGTCATGACACTAGGAAATATAGCATCAACAGATTTAGATATGGATAGTAATGATATAACAAATCTTAATAGTATTACGTCTGATACATCATTAACAGGACAAATTACATTTACACAACCGCCCCATTCAGTAACCCCCCTATTAGGTAATGATTTAACAACAAAAGGATATGTAGATAGTTTAGTAGGTCAATATTCAGGTGGATTTAATTTGTATTTAAATTATTCTCAAGCAGTAACAGTAAATTCAATTACATATAAAAAATTATCTCAAACAGTATCAACAGCAAATTTACAATCAATTACACTCACAACAGATGGAACAAATCAATTAATAGCACATTTTATAACTGACGAAATAAATATTACAGAAATTCCAACAGGCTTATGGTCTTTATTTTTATATGGTGGTATAAGTGCTACAGGCGGTATTGTATATTATTTTTTTAAAATTAAGAAAAATAGTGGTGGGGTTATAACTGATATTGCGACTAGTGGTAATAGTATTGATATTAACGCAACCCCATCAACAAACCCCGATGTATATCATATGAATGCTACAATAGATACTCCAATTAGTCTTTTAGTTACTGATAGAATAATAATTGAAATATATTGTATTAGAATTAGTGGAGCAAACGTTCAATTAACTACTTATTTTGAAGCAATCTATTATTCATATATACAAACAACATTAAACGCAGGAACAACTTTATTGAGTAGTAATAATAATTGGTTAGGGTCTAATGTTTTTAATGGAAATCTATCAATAAAATCAACTTTAACTGATACATCAGGTGATGTCGGGCTCGCAGGCCAGATTTTATCATCAACTGGTGTAGGGGCAAATTGGATTACAGCATCAATAGGAACAACATATGCAACATATACAGCATCAGCAACATTATCTTTATCCGTGAATCCTACATTATTAGTTGTATTTTCTGGCACAACAGCATCACAAACCCTAACTATACCATTTGGATATTCGGTAGGGCAAATAATACAATTTAAATCAACAGCATCGGTAAATGTAACAATATCATCAGGATTGGTTTTAACTTTTTTATATGGTATAAGTGTTACAACATCATCTTTCACATTAATACCATCTGATGTAATCAATTTAATTTATTCAGGGGGGTCGTGGTTTCAATACACGCCATCAAATACCTTTACTAAAATAGTCGGTGCAAATGGATGTATCGCAGGACAAACAAATTATGTCTCAATTAATACATCATCATTACCTCAAACGATATCAACAGTTATAAATACAGATATGTTTGTAGTATTGGCA